CAAGGGCCGACCAAAGCCGGATTACACGCCACAGCAGCTCGCCGAAGCAAAGGCCATATGGCGTAATTTGATAGACTATCCCGAGTGGAAAGATACTAAGGCGCCGCTCAAGCAAATCGTTTCTCCGAACGGCATAGCGTTCACTCCTGAACGTGCCTACACGATCTGGAAAAAGCGAATGAACCCGAAGAAGTGAAGGAGCGGGACGTGCGGATTGGTTTCACTGGTACTCAGCAAGGCATGACGCCCGCACAGCGGAGCGTCCTAACGTCTTTTCTAGTCGTGCATGAAGGTGAGCTGCACCACGGCGACTGCATAGGCGCTGACGCTCAAGCACACGACCACGCCAAAGACTTTGGCCTCGTGACCGTTATCCATCCGCCGACGAAAGCGGACAAGCGCGCCTTCAAGGAAGCTGACCGCGTGCTCGCGCCAAAGCCGTACCTTGACCGGAACAAGGACATCGTGCGCGAGACAGAAATGCTAATCGCGGCCCCCGCCACCATGACCGAGGAATTACGATCCGGTACGTGGTCAACAGTGCGCTTCGCGCGAAAGCTGGGGCGTCGCGTCTACGTGATCTTGCCAGACGGCACAATCAACTAATGGAGACTTTCGACGTGGCCAAGAAACGACCGCAGCCGACCGTGAGCGTTGGCGCACACAACAACCTAATCGTGTCGTGCGGCGCACGCGCAATATGGGTGACGCCGAAGCAGGCGCGCGACCTTATCGACAGACTTGAGGAAGCGCTTGAGCCTATCGAGCTTGAGGCGGCGTTTCCGCAGCTAGTTGAAGATAAGGCAATTCAGGAACACACCGATAAGGTGATTGCTGATCTTCAACGGCAAGGGCTCTATGCCCGATAACGTGTCAACGAATGGAGAGGCAAGTGCTGAGCGCGCTTCGCGACCGTCGAGCCAGGAAGCTTCGTTGGGAAGCCATCAAGGGCGCCCAGCACAGCTCGGTTATGAAGCCGTGCAGCATCTGGACAGCGGCACGAGCAATTCGTGATTTTGAGATTATCAACGGCGTCCGCCACGACGGAGACGGCCATCGCATCTACACGGACGGCATGGGCTGCTTCCGCGCGGTGCACGAGAGGCTCGTTGAGTTGAAACGCCGAGCCGCCGGCACCGGAAAGCAAGCACAGCGAGCGCGGCGCGAGCTACGCGAACGAGAGATTGGATTTTAAAGGGGCGCCTCGGCTAGCAGCCCCGCCACGTACTCCCGCAGCTCGTCACGCGAAAAGCGTTGATGCGCGCCTGATTCTATCAGCGCCAAGATAGCCTCTACAACGTCCGCCGTGCTATCGACGGGCTTAGTCCGTGTCATGCTCATACCGTGGCTTGGATTAGGCTCGGGCACGTGTTGGCGCACTTGCTCGGGCCGCTTGCATCCGCACCTTAGCACTGCCGCCCCGGCTTCTAAATTTTGTCGCCCCAGCGCATCGCGATATTTTCTAGCCTCAAGCAATGAGGTTAGTTCATGCGCTCTTATTTCGTCGTCGCCCTAGCCGCTGTGTCTTTGACTGCACTCGATACCGCGGCCCGCAGCGCAAACGATTGGTCACTAAGCACCTGGCACGCCGGCCCGCGGTCGCAAGTTGCATATGAGCGCTCTAGCGTGACGCACGCTCGCCCGGCGCCCCGCCGCGTTCGGGCTGAACGGCCAGGGCGCGCCGAGCCGGTGCGGGCGTACCGCAGCGAGCACCCTACGCGCCTGCAGTGCGCTGACAAGGTGCGCGGGCTCGGCACGCAATGGATCGGCGAGGGCGGCGCGCTCGAGGCGGCTAAGAAGGATTGGGCAGAGCGCGTGCGCTACGACCTTGGCGAATCGTACCTAGACCTCGAGCACGCCGCGGACCTTGTGAAGCGCTGCGGCCGAACTTCAATCGGCGAAGTCGCGGGGCAAGTCTTGTTTAGATGCGAAATTTGGGCGCGGCCTTGCAAGGGCGTGTTTGAAGATACGAAATAATTTGTATGGCGCTTGACATACAGCGCAAATCACTTCATATTCAAATCATCGACAGGCAATGAGCCAACCCGAAAGGATGACACAATGAAAATAGTAGGACACGATTGGGCGGACATTCAGCGGGCGCAACTCGGGGGTCAGCTTCACCGGAAGGTAGACCTCTCGAAGCCGGCTAAGCCCGCGGCATCCGAAGCCGACCGCGCGCTGCTCGCCCAATACGGCACTGTGGAAGCTCTTGAGGCCGCCGGCCTCTTTGGCGTAGCCGACAGGCTGCGCTAATGACGCCCGCCGATATGAAGGCCGCGCGCCTCAAGCTGGGCCTCACGCTCGAGCAAATGGCAACCGTGCTAGGCTATACGGGATCGCAGCGCCGGCAGATGCAATATGATCTTGAGACCGGCCGGCGCGAGATACGCGACCCGCAACGCCGCCTTGTCGAAGCGTATCTGTCCGGCTATCGCCCCGACGACTGGCCGCTAAGTTTGCATCCCGCTAAATAATCAAACTATTGCAGCCGCAACGGGCGCCAAACTGCCGAAATCACGACTTGGTTGCGACTTGGCCGAACAGCAGAAACCCCTTAAAGTATGGTCGGAGCGAGAGGATTTGAACCTCCGACCCCCAGTCCCCCAGACTGGAAAACAACGTGCATCTAAAATATATGCGTTGAATATCCGTCTTAGTTCGCATACTATTGCACCATTAAATTCGCATTCCGCTTCACATCCCTTGCGCCACTTGAGAGCGACTTAGGCGCAGCGGTTGCGACTTGGATGCGACTTACAACACGAATTAAGACGGCGTGCGAACTCGCACGGCTAAATTATGGAGCACACATTGAAAGGTCATCAGCCCAAAGGCTCTGGCCCGCGTACGCCCCCTCCGAACGAAGGCTCTAGCGGCCGGGGGACGGGCCGATACGCTCTGTTTGGTGGCCCAGCATTTTACGCGGCCGGCGGCTGGCGCGATCTGCTCGGAATTTTTGAGACGCACAGCGAAGCGCAGCGCGAAGGGTGCCGGCGCATCGATCTTGAGAGGCACGACGAACAAATCGATTGGTGGCAGGTTGTAGACCTAAACGCCGGCAAGCTGGTAGGTGCAAGCGCTACGCGGGCGCACGCATGAAAGAACTCACCGCCGCCACCGCCCGCGACCTGCAGCCGGCCACCGGGCCGGACGGCAAGCCGCGCCCGTCGAAGCTAAAGGATCACGTCGTCAAGGGCCTCGAGCTCCATTGCTACCCGAACGGGCGCAAGTCTTGGCTGCTATACTACCGCGCGCCCTCCGGCGCCGAGCGGCGGCCGAAGCTCGGCGAGTACCCGCTTTGGAAGCTCGACGAAGCCCGCGAGGAAGCCAAGCGCTGGCTCAAAGAGCGCGACCGAGGCAATGACCCCAGCGCCGCGCGCAAAGCCTACAAGGCGTCGCCTACCGTCGCCGAGTGGGCAGATTATTGGCTGGCCGAAGAGTGCGCCCGCGCCGACAAGCCGCGCACGCTCGAAGAGAAGCAACGCCGTGTAAGGTTGCATATCAAGCCGCGGCTAGGCGCGCTCAAAGTCGCCGACGTGAAACTTAAGGACATAAACGCCGCGCTCGATTACGTCGCGAAACACAGCGGCACAACCGCAGCGCGTCACGTCCGCTCTGATCTGTCCGGCATGTTCCGCTTTGCCGAGCACGACGACCACAAGCTGCGCCCGCGCTACTCTAACCCGGTGCGGGACAGCGACACGTTTAAGAAGCCGAAGCGCCGCCGGCATATGGAAGGCGACGAAGCCCCGAAGGTCGCCGAGGCCCTTGACGCCCTCGCCGTCCGATACCCGCAGCGCGTCGCGGCGCTGTGGTGCATCCTGCTAGCCGGGACGCGCGTAACAGAACTCGTGACGGCCAGGCGCTCGTGGCGTGCGGGCGATAAGATCGTGCTTGCGGAGCACAAGACGGACAGAACGGGTGACGAGCGCGTGATTGTGCTCCCCGCGCAAGCCGTAAAGATCATTGACGGGCTAGACGATGACGGCTCGGGCTATATCTTCGGGCGGGAGCTTTCGAACGCCGCGAAGCGCCAAGACGGCAAAGTGAACGATCGCGCACGCTGGCTGATCCGCACGGTATGGGAAGAGGCGCGCGAGATTGCCGGTTGCCCCGATCTGCGAGTGCAGGACTTCCGCCGCACCTTCGCCAGCGCCGCGAAGTCCGCCGGCCGTAGCATTGAGACTGTCGGCGAGCTGTTCGGGCACAAAGACATAGAGACGACGAACGGCTATTCTTGGCTATTCGATGAAGCGGCGTCGGCTGCGGCGCAAGATACGGCGAACGAGATTGAAAAGAGGATGCGCGGCAATGGATGACTTTGACGTTACCCGGCGTAAATTGCTCGGGCTTATGGGCGCGGCCGGTGCCGCGGGCTTTGTCCCCGTGGCGCAACTAGAGCCGTCTCCCGACCCGATACCGGGACCGTCTGGCGCTTGGCCCGACAACTGGCGCGAGATTCACGTAACCAAAGACCGGCCACACATCAACCTGAGAGAGTTGCACGATGCGATGTACCCGTTGCCCGCGGCCGGGGATAATGTACGGCTGGTCGTGCACAGCGGCGTCACTATCGGGCCGCCCGTAAACGAGCGATATGCAATCGTAACCGGAGATTGGCCTAAGGGCGTTTCAATCGAGATAAACTGGCAAGGTACGCTCGCGGTGCGTCAAGCCTAAAGACTAAGCGCCAACAGAGGATGCGCAGCAATGGCTGAGATGCCGGCAAGTTGGGGTTTCCCTGTACCGGAGGGGTTTCCGTATCGCTTTATCCGGGTAGCCCTAGGCACCGGGGAGGTATGGGGCTCAAACGACGGCGAGAATTTCGAACGGACGCATTACGTCGCGACGCCGACTAGCTACAGCGAGGCGGCGCCGTCGTCGGAGCTGAAGCTAAAGCCCGACGCTATCACCGTCCGGCGCGTTAAAGACTAAGCGCCAACTGCCGCGCGTCCTGATCGCGCTTCAGCGCCAACGCCTCGCGCACGCCGGCTTCAAGCTCTGCAAGGCCCCCGTCATTGACGATTACGACATCAGGACGAAGCGCCGCGAAGTCCTCGCTGGCGTGCTTCGGGATACGGTCGAAGTCGGCGCGGCCCCGAACGATCGTGATCACCATGCCGCCGCGGCGGCGAATCTCGTCAACCTCGTTCTGAAAACGGCAGTCGTCGGCGACGATCATTTCTGGCTGCATCATGCCGCGGCGCGCACGATCCGCCCAAATGTCGGCGAGCCGGTTCGCCCAAGCGCGGACCCAAAAATCGCCGTCCATACACATGCGGCCCCATTGCGTGCCGAGCGTCTGCGCCGCCCAACGCGCCGTCTTGCCGCCGAGCATATGCAGTTGCTCGCACTTGTCGGCGTCATTGCCGTACAGGTTGCGGTGCGGCACGCCGAGCGTCAGCAGCATGGCCTTCAGCGGCGCAGCAAACGGGCAGATCGCGGCGCCGTGCTTGTCAGCGAGAAGCTTTGCGACGGTTGACTTTCCCGCGCCCTCCGGCCCGCACAGTCCGATCACGAGTGTCCGCTTTTCCTGCATACTTTGGCCCTTTCCGCTTTGGCGCGCTCGTCTTACGCAGTGCTGTCAGCACTCTAGCGCCCTGCACGGGGTCATTGAAAATCGTGGTAAGCCCGGCCTCGTTATCGGCCAGGGGGTCAATCATCACGAACAGCGAAGACCCTACTTCGCCCGAAGGGAATCCGCCCATCTTTTCGTACCGGCCGCCACGTTTGTAGCCGCGGGCGCGGGCGACGTGGACAAGCTTCTTTGTCTCGGCAATTTCGACGGCCTGCGTTCCGAACTCGTGAAGGTGCGCGGCTAGATATAAGTCAGCGTGGCCGCCGCTGAACAGCGAAGCCCGCAATGGCCCGTGCGTCGGGTTGTAAATGGAAGTGCCCTTAAAGTTGTGGCCGGCGTGAATCTTGTAGTGCAGCGCCCCGGCGCGAAGCTCGATGCGAGCTTCCCATTCGGCAATATAATAGGCGTCACCGCCGAACAACCCGATCAGCACATCGCCTTCATTCCAAAAGTCGTGATTGCCCAGTAGGCGGAACAGCCACGGGGCGGCGTCGGGCGTAAGCAGCCAGCGAGACAGTTCGCGGGCCTCGCTTCGCGTCACGGACTGGTCCGCGTATTCACGAACGAGGCGCCCCACCCAATTGTTCGTTTGGTCGCCGAGCGCCGCGGCGTATACGCCCGGTGTCTCGCGTGACAGCGCAAGATCGCGCTTGAGTTGCGGCCAGTCGCAGTGATTGTCATCGGCGTGCTCGTCGCCGAAAACCATCAGGCCAAACGGCTGCGTTTCGTTGACTGTGATTGGTAGCCAGCGCTCCGCTTCGACGCGGGCCTTGTGGCGTTCGAACTCTCTGCAGCGGCGGGCGATAATCTCCGCGACGTTCGGGCTCACGTCGGGAAGCTGGCCGAATGTGGCGCGCTTTGCGCTCTGCCGCTGTTCCGTTTCGAGCCGCGCCTTGAACGAAGTGCGATGCAGCCCCATCAACCGCGCGGCCTCGCTCTTATTGCCGTTTGCTTGTTTCAACGCCTCAACCGCGCGCATACGCTTACGCCCTTTTGTCTGTTGCGGACGAAAGCGTAATGAATTGCAGAGCTAATGCGAAATTCGGAGCTTAGCCGCCGACGACGCCGCGCACGAAGCTGGCCGCCATGGCGAACAGCACCGGCACGCCAATCACGGCGAACACGACGACTTCTGTCAGCGTCACGTCAAGATGCTTAGCCAGAGCCTTCCTATGTCGTGCGTAAAGCTTCCGAAGCTTTCCATGATCGGCACGCCGGACGTTTTTCCGGCCATGCTGAACACCACGAGAAGGATTAGCCGGCTGTAGCGGCGCGTCAGCATTCGGTAGTCTTTGAGCTCCGCTCTTAGCCGAGCTAGCTCGCGCCCGAGCGTGATGCCCGTTGACATTGGCGAGGATCGCGCCTGCTTCCCTCGCTTGGCTGGACGTTTTGCCCGTGCCATTGACGTACCCCTTAGCCGTGCCGGACATGAGCCCCGCTCCAAATTAGCGCTTCTTTGCCTTGGACTTCGGCGCCGGCACGCACGCCGAAACCTTCTGTTCGAGCTTCGAGAAATCGGCCAGCGTCACCGGCTCGTAGCCGACAACGCGCGACTTGAACACGTCCGCGGCGATCAGCCCGAACGCGAGAAAGACGATAGCCGCCCCGACAAGCACGGACAGCTTGAGCGGCACGGCAACCATAATCGACTTGTTCGGGAGTGCCTTGTACCAAGCGACAAGGGCCTTAAGCTTTTCGAGCACGGCTTACCTCATGAAATTGCGCAGAGTGATCGATCGCGAATCCGTCTTCGCCGCGCGGGCAGGCGCCTTGCGCTTCGAAACGAGCGTGTAATCCTTGTGGGCTTTTGCCCACGTCTTGCGCTCTGTGGCTTTCTTCGTCGGAACGTACACGCTGGCCGCCACGATCGAGCACACGACAAGCAGAGCGAAAAGCGCCTTGCCGCTGCGCCCGATAATCACGAGGCCGTCGCGCGTGTTCTCGTAGGTGAAGGTGATTGCGTTGCCGAGCACGCCACCAATCGCCGCGACGATAGGGCGAAGGAACGAGGCAACGATAGCCGCAAGCTCGCGCGCCCCGAGCGCGTAAGCGAGCAACGCCGCGATAAGCAGTGTCGCCGTGCCGCCGAATAGCCAGGCTGTCCACGATGGGAGAAAATCAAACATTCGGGCCATCCGCTGCCGGGATTGAGAATGCGCGGCGTGCGCGCCATTTGCGGAGCTTGAAGCCGCCCCAAATCGCAGCGCCAACGCCGAAAATCGTCAGCGTCCGCCAGTCGATGATAAAGGCTCCAATCTGCTGAAGGATGCCAAGCAGCGAAACGCTGCCGAGGCCGCAGTATTCGAGGAAGTCCGTCACGCGATCGTCGCGCGCGAGCTGCGGTTGCTCGGCGCGCACGGTTGCTTTCTTCTCTTCGCGGCGCTGCGACCAGCGCGCGATGACAGAAGGCTTTGCGGCGGCATCCAATTCCATGACGCGTTTCATCACGGGGGCAACGCCGAGCTGGGGATCGACAAAATTCGCGTCGTACACGTGATCGCGCACGTACTTGCCGCGCGTGTAATATTGCGTCGCGCCCCACAGGTATGGGTTGCCGCCCTTCCGGCCGCGGTAGCCGAGGCCGTTAAACCGTTCTGCGGCCTCGAGCGTAGCGCCGTGGCTCCAATCAGTAATTTCGGAGTAGCCCTTGAGGGCCAGGGCGTCGATTGCCGCCTCTTCCCACGTCGCGAAGGGGCCGCGGCCGGCGGGGACAAGGCGCGTCTTGCGCTTCGTGCCGATAATGCGCTCGCCGTTGTGCAGGCACCCGCGCATATCGTTGTTGCACTCGCGCATGTGCAAAACGCCGATAAACGCAGCGGGGACACTCGTCTTTGCTTCGACGGCGCGGTAGGCTGGCATATTGGCCATGATTCGCTTCGCCGCGGCATTTACCGCAGCCTCGCGCGTCACACGCATAGTCTCGAATTTATTCTGATAATCGGCGATGATCGCCGCGCGCGTCTTAGCCATAGCATTGTAAATGCCACGGCAGCGAAACGAGGCAAAATCGCGTTTCTATAGCACGGGGTTTAATGCGCCATGATTTATGGAATTTACAAGCACGTCACGCGCGCCATAGAAGACGGGCGCGCGGCGGATGCCCGCCAAGCTCAGCTAGAACAGTGGAAGCGAAACGGTTGCTCACACTGCAACGGCACCGGGCAAAAAGACGTGTACGGCGGGGGTCAGCTCTTCGGCCCGTGCCCGGTGTGCCTTGGCGAAGGGATACGGTCTAGCTCGCGCTAGGTCCGGGCAACCCGTAGACCGCAAGCACGTCGTCAAGCTCTTGTTCGCTTGCGATGCGCGTCAGCGTGTCGGAGGGAAACACCGTCACGTATGCGGCGGCCTTGCTGGACCATGCGCGGCTTTCATCGCCGCCGACAATCCAAAACCAATTGAGCGGGTCATAAACGAGCGTCATGCGTACCATCCTGGGGAAGTTGCCGTGCCTGCGGAGTTACCGGGAAGTGCGGTAGCGCCCGCGCCAAACGTCGCAATGCCCCCGCCGTTTGTTGCCAGATAGCGGGCCCCAGTAGCCGAACCTGAGTAGGTGTTAAGGAACAATCGCAGCACGCCATTCGAGCCGGAAATTGCAAAGGCTGTTCCAAATGCGGGTGTCCCGGTGATCGTTACGGTTTTTGATCCGACTTCCGCTTGCGAGCCCGCACCGTCTGCTTGGATGTGAGCAGACGCGGCCCCCACTATAGCGTAGTTCCCGACGCTGAACGCTTGCCCGCCCGCGTTGGCGATGACGTGCGACTGAGCGCATGCGCCGAACTGAAGGTTGGTCCATTCGAGAACGCCTTGATTCACGGCCGACAGGCAGTAACCGCTTGTGGTGGTGCGCAGCTCCATATCCTTGATGCGCGCCTTGCCGAATGCCGCGGTTTGAATGCAGGAGGCGCTAGTGGTCGAAATTATGACGTTGCCGGGCGTTCCGCTGTTGCCTTGAATAATGAGATTCGAGACGTTCGCTTGTCCAACGCAGGCGGGAATTGTGCATCCGGCCGTGTACGTGCCGTCACCGACTTGAACCGTTACGGTGTAGCCGTTGAAGTCCAGAGTGGCGACAACTTCCATCGCCTTGGCGAGGGTCAGGAATGCGCCGCCCGAAGTATTCGCGCGCCCCGTGTTGCTGTTCGATCCATCCGTGCGGACGTAGTAGGTGCGGGCGGCGGATAGAACTTCGCGGACGGGAACGGCAATACGCGAGTTGGCGCCAAGCACGGAAACCGTGCCCGAGCCGTTGCCAGAGAAAAATGTCTCCGTGACGTGGTTGTTGTCAGATGTGCCGGATTCTACAATGCCGTATGCGGTATTGTCGCGGGCGATGCAGTTTGTGACCTGAATATATGAACAGTTGTTGAGGGCTAGACCTGACCCCGTGTTTTTGTTCGTTCGAAGATTGCTAACCTGGACGTTTGAACACGTGTCCATGTAAACGCCGTGCGCACCAGCCGCGGCACCGGTCAACCCGACGTTGCCCTCAACGAACAGATTGACGATCTGACCGTTCGTGACCGAGGCCATATAGATGGCACTCGTGAGGTTCTGATAGACCTCAAGATTCTTTGCGACGAAGTTGTTAACCGTGAGAATCTGAACGCCTGGGCCGGTGCTGTTATCGAACAAACAACGGTCCATCCAAACCGACGTGCAACCACTGACCACCAAACCAATTGCGGCGGCTTGTGCCGTGGTGCCGACTTGGCCAACAACGTCGAAGCGGTTGAACTCGATACCAACGGCGTCCTCAAACCGTGCGCCCTCCCACGTCGTCGTGCTCGTGTCTAGCGTACGGTCAACAACGCACCCGTTGACGTAGAAGAACCCGCGCGACTTGCGGCTATAGAACTGACGCCCTCGCGTAAGCTCACAGGTTAGATTCTCCCACCAGGCTTCCACGATGTAGTTTGAGCCGGGCGTTTCGTCACCGACTGCCTCAACGCAATTGATGAAACGAATGTTCTTCAGGTAGGTGCGGTAAACGACGCCACTCGAAAGCCCGTAGCGGATGGCCGTCGAAGTCGAGCCGGAACCCGTCATATCAATGGTGACGTTCTCGACACCGGAATTAACCTGAAAGCCCGTCAACCGGAGGAAGCAATCCGAGCCGGCCGCCGTGCTCTTAAGCGTAACGCGCCGCTCGCCAATGATGTACTGCCCGGTCCCGATGGTGATTGTATTCGTGCCGAAGTGATAGCCCGAGGACGTATACGGAATGAGCACGGGCCGCCCGGTGGCCAGGGCGTTAGTCAGGGCCGTTGCGTTTGTCGATGCGTTCGCAATATCGCCGTCACCGATAGCGCCGTAGTCAAGGATATTGACGGGGAGCCGAACAAGCTTGTCGTACACGTCGTTTTTCGTCGGAACCTCGTTAGAGGCATTCCAATCCGAGCCGTATGTGTGCGACGGGACAACAATGTCCACGCTGGACGTGAGCTGTCCGCTTGAGTGCGTAAGAGTTGCGTTGCCGTTGCCGAAGTTGACCACGGCGCCCGAGCCGAAAAACGCATCAGAGTATGCGAAGCCGGATGCGCCAAGCGCGATGCTGTCGTCAGTAGCCGGGCGAAGCGCCGTTGCGTTCAGGATAAGTTTGGCGACCCCCGCGATAGCGGCACCAAGATTTCCCGCCGCGGCGAGAAACCATCCCGTAGCTTCTGAGGCAACGCGAAGGCTCGGGGTCGCAGCGGCCCCGTTACCGGCAGCCACAGCCCCGGTGACAGTGACGCCACCCGTAATGTTTACATCGCCCGTCCCGGTGATATCGTGCCCGTTCAGATCAAGATCGGCCCCGAGCGTGGGGTCCGGCTCGTCTACCAATGCCCCCGAGAGCGCCCACCAATAATCCGCCCACCCGGCGTCAACGCCGGGCTCAACGTCCGTGCTCGGCTGAAGTGCGAAGAACGAGCGGCCATCGTGCTGAACAAGATTGTTCGCAACGTACTCCGTCACGCTATCCCAATCGCCCGCCGGAATGAACGGCGGCGAGTCAGAGCCCGCCGCGGTGCCGAGCGCAACGTCTCGAAGCACCTTCGTATAAGCGCCCTTCGTAATCGTGATCTTGAAGAAACCACCCGCGACATAGAAAAACGGATCAACGCCGGACGCGGGCGTAAAGGAATTGCTGAGCGGTGTGACGCCATCCTTATCCGCCTTCAGGACCGCATTCGGGGCGCCCGTAATCTCGTACTGAACGCGCACTGTCGGCTGATCAATGCGATTGCCGAACTCGTCCGTAATCGTCTGTTCCCAACGCGACAACATGATCTAGCCTCAATTCACTTCAGGACCGGCACGCGAGCCGAGATTGATTGAAAATGTGCAGTATGAAACGCCGTCGATCGCACGGCCCGCTGCGCCGCCCGCACCGCCAGCTCCGCCGGACGGCGCAATTGACGTGCCGGCGGAACCCGCCGCGCCGGGTTGACCTCCCGCGCCGCCCGGCCCGCCGCGCGACCACGTTTGATCAAATCGTTCGCCTCGAGGCCCGCCAGCGCCCCCCGCAGTAGACGTGCCACTACCGCCCGAGCCCGCATAAGAGCCCGGCCCCCCTCCAACACCACCATTGACGCCCCCGCCCCCGCCGCCACCCCCGCCGCCCGCTCGAATAAATGCAGCGTTAAACGCACCCGTGCCCCCGCCACCGCCGCCGCCGCCGCCGCCCTTAATTTCGCCAGTTGCTAGAAGCTCAATGCTCAACGCGTGTCGCGTCCGCAACGCCGTACCACCCCCCTGGCCAGCGGCGCCGGCCGGAGCGGGAGTAATGTTGCCGTTACCGCCGGAACCGCCGAACCCGCCTTTGCCGCGCACGCGCCCCGCAACACGCAGCGTAATCGGGAAGCCAGAAGGCCAAACGTCAGTCGCGCCGAAATCAAGCGCGATGCCGGAAGCGGTTGCCGTCGTGGCACCGACCGTCGCACCTTCTGCGATGACAACCGTCAGATTGACGCCGTTTGAAACGTCGTCGTCGGTCAGTACAGGATAAATCGAGTTGTGCAGCGCCAAAACGTCAACGTTGTTTTGGTTCGTGTCGATCAGCAAAACGCGATCAGTAATGTCAACGGGATCGATGCCCGTAAACAAAACCTCTTCGGCCTCGCACTCTAGAAGCGTATTCTTCGGATTGAGCCGCGTCACTTGAACGGGGAACACAGCGCGGGCGCCCGTCGCATCCTGGCCGCCTTGATACCCGACCTTATAGCCTGTCATCAGGGCCGGCGTTACACTGACACCCTCGCGAAAAACGCTGAAATTCACGCGGCGCGGCGGGTCTTGAAACCTACCGACGATAATGCCGCCGATGCGCGTCGCAAGCGAGCGGCCGGCGAACGGAATCCAACGTGAGTAAATCGTCTTGATAACCGCAGAGCCGTAATAGCCTTCAGACTCGAGCGCGACCACAAGCTCTGTGCACTCGTAGTTATCCGGGTTGTCGAGCGACTCGAGCGGATTGCGCTGGCCGAAATAGATCGCCACTTGCGACACACGCGCGTCGGGCTGCTCGCGCACGCGGAACGTCTTTGCGAGCAAGTTGTTTTCGTCATACAGCGCCGCATCGGACGCAATGTTGCGGAGCACGTCCAAGCGAATGACCTGATTGACGTCATCCCATCCGAACACGAGCCCGGCTTGCTCGATGACCTCAGAGCCCAACGTGTCTACACCTGTTGGCTCTGGAATCAACGCCGTGTAGACGTTCCCCAAATATGCGGCAGTCGCCTCTTTCCACGTCGCGAGCGGGATATACGCTGGGTCTACGTCTGCATAATCTTGCAGAAGCGTCGCCATAACGTCCGCCGGGTCTTCGCCGTCGAAGAACAAGCAGACTTGCGCGCGGGCGCCCGCGGTGTGCGCAACCGCCGTCGTGTTGAACTTGGCGCGGCCGGTGTCTGTGACACCGGAAATCGTCACCACGTCGCCGCTGCGCGTAAACTGGACAATTTCCTTACCCGACAGATTGAGATAGCCGGCGCTCGGATATTCCGCATTGCCGACGCCGCTCGGCGTCAGCGTCAGAGACGTAGCGCTGTTCGTGATATCCGCCACGAGCCGGCCGTTGCTCATGCGCGGCGCCTTAGCGCGATCACCGCTCGCGAGCTTCAGAACGTCTTTCGCCGTGAGCGTAAACGTTCCGTCCGCTTGAGGCCCGTCGAAAGAGTCAATGACGTAGTGGCGCGTTTCCATATCGGCCAGGGCTTGGCCAACATAACCGCGGATAATACGCAACGGGCGCCCACGCACATAGGGCTGACGAGCGCGGAACTTTCCCCAAAACGTCCCGCGCTTGTAGGGATCGTAGCCGCGATCGGCGAGGTACTTATCGCCGCCTACGCCCGTATCGCTCCAAGGCATATCGCGAAGCGTCACCGTGACAGACGCGCGTTCGCCGAAGTTCTTTCCGAGCGAAATCGTGCTTGGGCTCGTGACCGGATCACCGACAAGCACCGGGATCGCCTCAACGTCGCGCGGCAGATAGTCGGCCGGCATCGCGAAGCGCAGCGTAACGGGATCGTTGTCGAAGTTCGCGGCGTCCTGGCACGTCTTCAGGGTGTTGAAGCACTTGATATCGCCCGTAACCCCGAGCGACGCCGTGCACGGCGCGGTGCCATACGTCAGCGCGCAATAGGGCAGATCAATTTCAACGTAGGTAACGCTTTTGCTCACAGCAGGACGCCCCGCATTGAGAGCGACACGTTGAAACGGTTCGTCTTCGGGTTGACTGTTGGCGCCGGATCGCTCGTAAGCTTCGCGTATCCGACTTCATCCGGGTACGCAGCCGGCCGCCACACGTAGAAAAACGGCGCGTCTTCGGCGAACGATACGAACGGATCGAACTCGCTGCGATACCACGTAGGGCTCAAGTGCGAGAACTGTTCCGACGTTTGGCAATACCGGCTCGTGATAATCGTTCCGAGATAGTCGCCCGCGTCTGAATAGCCGGGCGTCGCTTCCGTCACGCGCCCGAAGTTCATCGGCGTGTGCGGCGTGTCGATGTTTACGCCGCGTTCCATGACGAGCAACTTGCCGACGTACAAAACGGCCAGGCTCGCCGCCGCGTCTCCGCTTGCAAGCTTGACGCGGATTGCCTCCGGCGCTTGCTCTTCGAAGCGCATCAAAATCGGTGCGTTCGTACCCGGCAAAAACGGCTCAACAATTTCTTCCCACACGCTGTCATAAAGCGCCTCAACGGACACTGACACCGCGGCGTCCGCGAAGTTGTGACGTGCGAGCGCGACGTAATCGACTTCCGTCACATCGCTAAACGTGACCGTCAGATATTGGTCTGCGGTGCTCGTGGCGAGCCACTTCAAACCCGTAGACGGATTGGCAAGGTTCGTCGCTGGATAGATCAAATCCGCAGAAGTCGCGGCGAGGTTGCTTGTCGTGACGACATTTCGCCAGCCGATCAACGGCAGATTGTCCGTAAGAACCGCCGGTTGCGACAACACAAGAGCATGCGAGACGACAAGCACAGATTTGCCTCTTAGGTCACGTACAGCCGGCCGCCGTCAGCGAGGTATTCGTTGAGCCCTTCGACAAGCTCGCGCACTTGCTCGCGGCTGTAGCGCTCGCCAACAAGCGTCACGTTGACAGCGCGTCCGGCATTCGTGCTTGACGACGAATCGCTACCCGAGGAAGACGACGCACTGGCAGACGTGGTGGCACTGCCGGCGGAAACGCTTGCGCTGCCGCCTCCACTTCCGCCGTTTGTGCTACGAATTGCTGCGACTTGCGCGAAGCCTTGCGCGGCCACGAGTGCGGCTAAGGCGAAGTTAAAAGGAGGCTCTGCCGATCCGAGCGCTTTTGTGACACCCTGATAGGTATTGATCAGCGCTTCGGCGATAGCCCACTTCTTATTCTCACCAAAGATCGCGGCGCCCGTAGCTTTAACTTGATTCAGCAAAAGATCAGACGTCCGCTGGTCGGCGTCTTCCCGTCGCCGGTTCGCGATAGTCTGAAGGTTCGTCTGCGCCTGATTGAACTGCTCGAGGCTGATCAATTTCTGATCAAGCATCGACTGCCACTGCTGAAGCTCAGTTTCGTACTGAGCTTGGATGGCTTCGGACTGTAGGTTCTGCGCTTCGAGCGCGCGCGTGCGCAGTTGCTCGAGCTTCTTTTCCGTTTCAGTGAAGGGATCAGCGGCGTTCTGCTTATTCGAGCCGGGCGTGTCCATGCCCGCGGCGAAAATCTGCGCATCCCAGCCCTGCGTTGTCACACCAGTTGCGGCATCCGCGCCCGCAAGCGCTCCCGCCATAGCGCCCCCGCGGGGGCCGCCAAACAGCCGCTGCGCCGCGCGGCTACCGTCGATCTTGTCAAGCTGCTCTGCGATCTTGATCAGCGTGCGCGCCATCGTCTCGCCAGCACCCGTCGCTTCATTCAAGCGGCCGACGAAGTTCAGCAGCGAGTTATTGATCGTGACGAAGCCTTGGGCGATCGTCGGCGTGGTCTGATCAAATTTCTTGCGAAGCTCGTCCGTAGCGTCTCGCACAGCCTCGAAGGCTATGCGCCCCGAAATCTTGCCTTGCTCGCCCCACTTCTTAAGCTCGCCGGTCGTGATGCCGAGCTTCTTTGCAATCAGATCAGCGAGGGGCGGAATCTGCTCCATAACGGAGTTGAGCTCTTGTCCGCGAAGCTGCCCAGCGGCGAGACCCTGCGAAAACTGCGTAAGGGCGCCCGCGGCTTCCGCCGCGCTAGCGCCGGAAAGCTGGAAGAGCTTATTTAGGTTCTCCGTAAACTGCAGAACGTCATTGGTTGACACGCCGGCATCGCGAAGCGCGAAGGCCATGCGAGCGTAAAGCTCTGTCGTATCCCGAAGGTCTACGCGGGTGGTCTGCGCAATCTGCGTTAGACGAGACTGAACTGCCTCAAGCTCTGCAGACGACGACGTGACGAACTTCAAGCGGTTCGTCATGTTCGTGTAAGTGTCGGCGAGCTGCGCCGTCTCTTTGATCAGATAGGCAGCGCTAAGCCCGCCGAAAATCTGGCGGGCCGTGCCCCCAAACGCTTTAAAACGGCGCTCTGATTTTTCGAGGTTCTTATCTACGGCATTGCCGAAGCCGGCGACCTGCTTTTCAGCGTCAGAAAGCGCCTTTCGCAGAATAGACGTATCCGCTTCAAGGCGGATTAGAAGTCGCTCAAGCTCGCCAGCCATTAAATGCCGTACTCTCTACGAATTGCGTCAAGCTCGGCGTGCGTCATGCCTTTCGGCTGCGGGACCGGGCAATGGAATTTTGCCCAGCCTAACCAAGCCGAATGGAATTCCCAACTCGTGTGACTGAGAGTGACCGACGCCGGCCAGCCCATCATGGCCCCGGCGCCGACATATTCCTCTAGTGGGAAACGTTCGAACGTGTGCCCGCCGGCTTCGACTTTTTTCCTGAAGTCGCTTCCTTCGTGCCTTCCGGCGTCAAGAAAAGCTGCATGATCAAAAGTTCGGCGGTCACATACGCTTCGATCAAGCCATCAGTCTTGATCATGTCGAAGATTTCGGCCTGGCTGTATTTCGCGCCGTTGACGGCGAACGCGGTGCGCAGCGTCTCGGCGAGCACGGTCGTCGTCACGCTGCGATTGTGGATTTCCTTGTAGAGCGTGAAGGCTCCGAGGCCGGTTGCGGCCTCGAAGTTCGGCGCGTGCCCCAGCTCGATACGGAGGGACCGCTTGATGCCGCCAAAAGTGATATCGACTGAGCGCATGGTTGCCCTTGTTTATGCCGCGGTGAAGGTGATTTCGCCGGCACTTTCCAGGGTCATGGAATTCTGCACGGCATCGTTGTATTCGCCGCTCAATTCCAGCGACGTGACCTGAAACTTTCCTTCGAAGGTTCCGTAGTCGGGGATCAGAATCTTTGCGTCGCGGTGCTCGTGAGCGAAAAACGCATCGCGCACCGCCTCTTCCCCCGCGGCATCCATAAAGATGCCGTCACCGCTGATGCTCGCCGAGCGGACGCCGACGCCGGCCAGAAGCTCGCGCCACTGTCCGGTGCTTTCAGCATGGGTCACGTCAACCGTCTCGCCGTTCAGCGAAATGCGTCGCGACCGAAGCCCGGCGACAACCTGATAGGCGGGGGTCATCGCATCGTCTTTGAACGAAACGACGATAGCCTTGCCCGACTGTGCAGCCATTATAAATTACTCCAAAATCACGCCGGACCAGCGAGCGCGCGAAAACGCTGGACACCGTGCCACGTTTCACCATCGACGTCTAAAAATGTGCGCGCATATTCTTCGCGAACGTTGGTGAACTTCCATCCGTCACGCGTAAAATCGATCGAGTGCAGAGCGTCGCGAATTTGCCCCTGCAAAGTCTTCGCTTCGTGCGGGCCTTCGACGACGGACCACACGTGTACTTCAGTCGTCACAGAATGGCCGACCGCGAAATCGTCTCGCACATCGCTTTGCCCAAACTGAACGTAGGGAAGCTCTTCGTCTTCCTCCGGCGGCGGGTGCGACCCCTGCGAAATCGTCGGCATCGCTGCATCAAGCGCGATCGCAATGACTTCCTGAAAAACTAGATCACAGCCCACGTCAGAAATCCCCCGAGGACGCGCGGCGGAGCGTGCGCGCTACCGCCCGATCAATGCTATCGAGAATGCGCGGCAAAAGTTGCATATAGGAAGGACTAATGAACTTATGCGCCGGCATCTTGCGCGTCCCGTATTCCTGCCACAGCGCCTTGAAGCCGCCGCGCTTCCACGCACGTTTGAAGCCGGCCCGCTTCGAATAGCCGATCTGCGCCGAGAGCCCATCACGCGATAGCCGATAAGTAACCTCTTCGGCCATATCGCCACTGTCCTTGGGGGCGTTTGCGGTAATCGTGGCCGCCAACTCTTCCGCGCCGAGCTTCATCGGAATAGCGATTTCCGCCCGCAAGTCTTCCGGGAAGCGCCGGAGCTTACGCCGCAACCGGCTATCGTTGACACGCCGCCTAGCCACTGTTCGGCACTCCCGACTCTGCAACGATTGTCAGCGGAAGCGTTCGGCCCATCGGCAAACGCACTTCGCGCACGTTCAAAATGATGCCGCCGTTCGTCTTCCAAACGATCACGTCATCCGTAATGCAGTCGGTGCCGCGGCTATCAACTTCGATCAGATATGTGACCGTGCCGCGCTTGCGCCCTGCTTGCTCACTTTCGCCCGCGCGCTCGCGCACGGGGCGGACAGAGGCCCATCGCGTCGCCAGATCGGCTAGCGTCGTGTCATAGCCGCCGTCCGTGCGTTTGACGCGAGACTTGCGACGGATCGTGATGCGCTCCCGGCGCTCGCCGACGCTCATGCCAGGATCACCCGGCGCGACGGGTTAAGCAGGCGCTTTACCGTCACGCTCATATCGCCGTTGATGGCTTCGTCGCCGCGGTTCGCGTACAGCTCGCCAATGCGCAACAGCACCGCGGCTCGGATATTGTCTGGAATGTCGGTTGCAGCGGCGCCATAGCCGGCGACAAAGCGAATGGTCAGCGCGGCCTCGCGCTCGTATGTTCCCGGCCAGCTCGCGCTCTGCTTTAGCGCAACGTAGCCTTGCTCGTCTTGCGTAACCGTCTCGTAGTTGTCGCTCGAAAACGTCTGCTCAACGTTGTCGGCGTCGAAGTACTTGATAGACGTAATGCTCAGCAGCGGCGGCATCGGAACACAGATGCGCCGCACGACGGGAAACCAAGGGAGACTGTAATCCCACGTCTGTGTGATCAGTGCACGGCGCAAAAATCCCTGCCGGCCGTCAAGCTCTGCGGTGACGGCTTTAATCAGCGTCTCTAAATACGTGTCGTCTTCCGTGTGCTCGATACGAAGATGCGCTTTCGCTTCGGCGACCGTCACCGGAAGATTGGCAGGCGGTGTCACAAGCGAAAGCAGCATCTTCGTCTGTCCTAGTGCTCGAGCTTCAGAGGCTTAGGCGGCGTCTGCGACGGGCGCCACTTCGGGGCGCATCGCAACCACTTCAGCGCTGAGCGGCGTAGCGGCGCCGTGCGTACCGCTGAAGTCGGCGAGCAACTTCAGATAGCGCTTGCCGCCGCGGTAGCCATAACGATACTTCGCCGCCGCCGCATGCTCTTCGATCAGTGACTTGATGATGCCGCCGCTCGCCGGCACAACGCCGAGCATGTCGTCTTCCGTCACAGCGGCATAGCTCACGTTGTCGTCACTGTGCGTCAGCTTGAACTCGATCTTGTTCGTACCGCTGAACGTAATGCCGCCGATGCCGACGCCGAGCACGATTTCGGCAGCATGATAGCCCTGCAGATCAATGGCAACCGGAGTGTTGTCGGCGCTCATGGCGACCGGGCCGAAGACGTTCTTCACGTCCATGTCAGAGTGAATGTCGAAACGCATCTTTGTGAACCTTCACAAATAGGAAAAAGGGGAGTGGAGCCGTCCGAAGACGGCTCCCGAGACTGGCTTAGGCTGCGACCTTCAGGAGCTTGATAGCCTCGAAGTTCGTGACCTTTCCGCCGACGCGCTTCGTCGTGTAGAAGAGCACGTAAGGCTTGCTCGAATAGGGGTCGCGAAGCACGCGAGCGCCGATGCGATCAACGATCGTGTAGCCGCTCTGCCAGTCGCCGAAAGCGATCGGGAACTTGTCGGCGCCAACGTCCGGCGCATGATCGTCCTCGGCGACAGGGTAGCCAAGCAACAGCGAGGGCACGCCCTGCTGAATGGACGGTTGCCACAGATAATTCTTATCGCCGTCCTTCAGCTTACGCACCGCGGCGAGCGTCAGATCGTTCATCAGGAACGAGCCGTTGCTGCGGTACTTCTGCTTGAGCGAGTGAATCAGGTCGATCAGCGCATCGGCGCCGTTATTGTTCGTGTCGCTGAGCGCCGCGGCAACGCCCGTCTTCACAAAGCCGAGCTTACCCCAAGCGTACGAGCCGTTAGCGACAACGGGCTCTGCGAGGAAGCCGCGCGGCTTCACAACGCCGTCGCCGTTAAAGAACGCGTCGCCTTCCTGCTCCCCGAACTCGATATTGACCTCTTCGGCGAGCCAAGCGCCAATATCGATGCTGGCATCATCGAGGAGCGTCTGAGACGCCGCCGGCTGCGCATAGATTTCGTGCGTCGGAATCTCAAGCTCGGCGAGCGAAGGGGCATTCGTCTGCGAGCGTGGCGCCTTCTCCGCAACCCAGCCCGACTGAGCGCCGCCGAGGTTGTGAAGCTTCGTCATGCTCTTCGTCGAAATAGAAACGACGCGAGCAAGGTTGCGCATCACGGATCGCTCACCGGCAACGCGGCCGATGGCGGCATCAACGGCAGTCGGAACAAGATAACCGCCGTCCGGCTTGTTGTCGGTCGTCATGGCCGCCTTTACGGCCAGGGCGTGCAGCTCGCGCTCGCCTTCGCCAGTTGCAAACCAATTCTTGAATGCTTCGGTATAGGCGCGCTGTTCCGGGGTGCCCTTTTCGTCGTCACCCCGGCCGATGTTCGCGCGAGCGATGCGCGCGTTCATCTCTTTCATCTCGGTTTCGAGAGCCGTCACGTTCGCGTTGATGCGATCCGTGTGCTCGCGGGTAACAACGTCGGCAGAGCCCTTAGCCTTCAGCTCGGCAAGCTCCTTATCGTTCTGCGCCTTGAAGGCTTCGAACGTATTCATGATCTTGTCAACGGCGGCCTTCACTTCGGCAACGCCGGGCGCCGTGTCGGCGCGCGCAACGCCCGGCATCAAACCGGGCACAAAGAGGGGCTTCCGGCCCTTAAGGGCCGGCTTCGCAGCAATATTCATCAGGTCAAACCTTTGAAAAGAGAACGCTAAGCGGCAATCACTCCGTTCAGAGCGTTGAGCGCCGCCACGAGTGACGAAAAGTCAGTGTGGGCCGCCGTAGGAAGGGGCGGATTTTCTTTGACCTTCGCCGTGCGCCGCGAGCGCGAAAGCCCACGCGGAACATTCTTGAAGGGCGCAAGATCAAACGATGCGCGCGCCTCGGCACTTTCATCGTCATCAATCGCAATGAGCTTGTCGGCGAAACCCTGATCCACGGCGTCTTCCGCCGTCAGCCAGGTTTCATCATCCATCTGCTGCCGAACGTCGGCAACGTCCTGGCCGGTACGGCCGGCGTAAACGTCCGCCAGCTTCCCGTCGATCGTCTTCAGAAGCTTGGCCCGCGCCGTAAGCTCGCGGGTATCTCCGATGGCAATCGACCAAGCGTTGTGAATCATGAAAAAGGCACTCTCCGCAATCTCAATCTCGTCACCAGCCATCGCGATCAATGAAGCGGCGGAAGCGGCGAGACCATTGACACGTACCACCACCTTCGCGGGATGGGCAAGCAAGTCGTTAAAAATTGCTATACCGTCGAAAACATCGCCACCGGGCGAATTGAGATTCAACACGATGTTTTTCGTGTCGATCTGATCGAGCGCCGCGCGGAACATCTTTGCGCTGACGCCCCATCGGCCGATTTCGTCGTAAAGCGAAATTTCCGTAACGTCAGAGCGTGCTTCAACAGCGAAGCGCTGATTGCTCTTCGAGAAAATCTCTTCGCGATCCGCGTCGATGACGCGGGCGGCAATCTTAAGAGGCTTTGCGCTCTTCGCTCGAGCCAGAACCGGGAGCGACGGGGTTTTGATCTGCTTTGTGTTCGTCCGCGCCGTCTTCGTCGATCGGATCGAGCCCTTCGATTTTGCGCCACTCATTTGTCGAGATAACCCCGTTTCGCTTTTGAATCTGAAGGCCGGTCTGGCGAGCGCCAAAATCAGCGCGCGTCAAAAGGCTCGTGTCAAACTTCAAAACGAAATTACTCCGCTCGTCAGCCCGCAACAAATCGCGTTCCCCCGCCTGCGTAATATTTACGAGGTACGGAAGCAGCGTGTGCACCAGAAATCCGAGGTTCTGCGTTTCAATGCCCGAGCCCCAAGACGTGCCGCGCTCAATGTCGCCGATCATGTGCGGCGGAACACCGAAAAACATCGCGATTTCGGCGCGCGTGTACTTGCGCTGATCGATGAACTGAGCGTCTTCGGCGGAAAGCTGCGCCTGCTTCCACTTCAAGCCCGCTTCAAGGATCATCGGGCGGCCGGCGTTCTCGGAACCCTGATAGTTCTTTTCGAAATCCTTCCGCAGCCGCTCGAAGGCCTCTTCGCTCAGCTCGTTATCCGTCTCGAGCACGCCGCTCGGGCGCGCGCCGTTGTCCATCAGCCCGAAGCCGTGCGCCTCGAGCTTCGAAGCGACCGCAATGGCGTTTCGGGCGGCCGAAAGCACGCTCAAACCCTTGATTCCATCTAGGGTAAGACCGCGGATATGCAGGATTTCGCCCTGTTTATAGGGTATTTTTCGCCCGGTTTCACCCGAATAGATGTAAGCCGAGCGGCCCGAATCAGTAATTCTCGGCTCCATCCGGGACGGATCAAGGGGCAAAAGGTCGGACACTTCCCCTTTGAAAAGCACCTTTTCAGCGTAGAAATTGCCCCGCAAAAGCACGTGCGCGAGCAACATTTGCTTGAATTCATAGGGCGTCTGCCAAGCGTTTGGCCGCTCGGCGAGCAATTTATGCACCCCGTGCTCAGGAACAGCCGTGTTGCGGTCGCCGTCGCGCCGATACAGCGAAACAGGTAACATCGCGACGGCTGTGGACAGCAATCGCACGCAAGCCCACACCGCGGCAACGCGCAAAGCCTGATTGTCAGATACCGGAGCAATAACGCCGTCGCCGTAGGTATCCCGAAGGATCATTTCCTGAATCTGACCGGGCGTCGAAGCGACGCGCCCGCCGCCGGCCGGCGTCACGGAGTTAAAAACCCAGTTGCGGAGCCCGCGGGCGACCAATGCTAGATCAGAGGACACGCAAGCCCCGCTTCAAATATGGATTCGGCTTCTCAGGTTCTGGCTTCTCGGCGTTTGCGGCAGCGTGCAAGGCCATGGCCAGCGTAACGGCGCCGTCAATCCTACGTGTTGCCTTCGATTTATCAAATTTGCGATTGCCGGCGGGGTCTAAAACGACTTTCACGCCAGAAAGACAGTAAGTGACGATTGGGTTGCCGTCGTGGTGCAATTTGTGATCGATAACGTAGCTTTCGAGCGCGTTGATGGCCGGCGCCATATCCTTGAAGCCCTGGCCGTGCTCGATCAGCTTAAACGACTCTTCCGCGACGCCTGCTTGGTCCATCCAAAGTTTGAAATGCGGTAGGTGATAACGGTCGTACGCTATCGCCTCGAGCAAATGGCCGGAAACGATGCGCGCAATGTCTTCGATCACCGCGAGATAAGAAACCGTCGCGCCGGGGAGCACGCGAAGCCAGCCTTCGTCAGCCCATTGGCGATACCGGGCGCCGTCGCGCGCCTCGCGGTCCTCTAAATCGCGCTCCGGCGTCCAAAACCAACTCTTTGTCGCCGCACATTCGCCGTCCGGCTGCAGCCAAGCGAGCGTAAACGCACACAAATCAACCCGCGAGGCCAGGTCCAAGCCCCCGTAGCAATTCAACTCGCGCATGGATTCGATATCAAAGGGCTTCTGACAGGCTCGCCAGTCGATCGAGTTTAGCAGGGCGTGCGTACTGTCAACGCGCTGATTTAGCTCTAGATTGCGGAATTCCGCCTCGCGCGCCGGGCTCCGGCGGGCTTTTTGCGCGACCGCGCGCAAGTGATCGATGCTTTTGAACTTGCCGAGCGCCGGATTAGCGAGCTTCCAAACCTCTTCGTCGTAGATGTTGGCGCCTTCCGGCACCGCGTACACCTTCCCGTAAAAATACGGATCGTTGAGCGTTCCGGCTTCGAGCTCTAGCGCGCGGTCGCACTGTTCCGACATAATGTGCAGCGGGTCATTCGTCTGCGTCGAGATAATCAGCAACAAACCCTCTTCGCGACCGCCGAACGCGGTGCTGAGCACGCCGTAAAGCTCGGCATCGTGAGCTTGCGCGAGCTCATCATAGATGCAGAACACCGGGTTGCCGCCGTGGTTTTGGCGCGCTTCGGCGGCGAGCGACTGGTAAAAGTTGCCGTTGTGATAACAGACGATGCGCTTCGTGTTGTCGAGGCACTTGCACATCTGCTTAAGCTCGGGATCGAGCCGGATCATCTGCGACGCCATCTTGTAGATGTGCGCCGCCTGTTCCTTCGTCGTCGCTGCAGACAGCACGTCGCCGTTCGGGATCGCCTCCGGCCCGACAAGGTGGCAGAGCACAAGGCCAGCCGCGAAGGCACTCTTGCCGTTCTTACGCGCGATGCTCAACAGCGCCTCGCGGATGCGCCGCTTGCCCTTTTCGTTGACGGGGCCATAGACGTTGACGACGAATTCCTTTTGGAAGTCGTCAAGCTGCAGCCGCTCGCCTTGCCCGAAACCGCTCGGAACAGTCAGTTGTTCTAAAAAGCCGATGACGCGCGCACATCTTTCGAGGTTGTAGCCCTCGGCGATCGCGCGATCGAGCGTTAGGTTGCCCCGAGCAAGCCCGCAAATTTGCTCTGCGGTGGCGCGGCGCCGCGCTTCGGAACCTCTAGCCGCGTTCGCGCGCCGGGATGAAGCCCGAGGCGATCGGCGCACTTCAGAAGAGTTTCGCTCGCTGCTTTCCATACTCTAACGGCCGGATTGGTCCTCATTGCGGTCAGATATTTATTGCCCTCTTTGTCCGTCTCGTAAATTTCAACACTCAGGCCATTCGTCTCGATATCGTTTTGAGCTTTGACCAGCATCGACCACGCCATTGCGTAATTGGCCAGGGTGGTCGTGTCCAAAGCCGTGTAAAGGTTGGGCGGCATCGCGGCAATTACGCGATCCCATTCGAGCGAGGCTAGTTCATCCATCGAAATGACGGACGGTTTTACGGGAGGCATTTCGCACGAAGGCTCAAGCTCGTTTAAGGGCCGCCGGGACGGATTTCCCTCGAGCACTTTAAGCGCAGTTGGCTTTGGTTTCGGTCCCCTTTTCCCCATTTAATTCGCGCCTAAAGTTGCATCAGCTTTTTAAATCAAAACTTGCGCATTCGAAATTGTGACCCTCTGCGGCGGTCTCCCGGTCTCAAAGCTCAAAAGTTTTAACAGCAACCGCCATTTGTGCTTTTTATATCATGTTCATTGAAATGCGGGCAATCAAAGCACCAATTGCATATTCAATTGTGCTTTTCTCGCTACCATTCCGCATTAGCCGGATAGCCGCTCGAATCACACGGGGCCGGCGCGTTCTCAATCGTCTGCTTCCATCCGTCGTGGTGCTCTTTGCAGAGCGCTTGCCAATTGCCCACTGCCCAGAACAAAAGCACATCGCCCTTATGCGGCTTGATGTGGTCCACGACCGTAGCAGCGCCTACCCTGCCCAGCTCTGCGCAGCGTACACACAGCGGATGCTTATCAAGGAAGCGCCTGCTTAGCCGCTGCCACTTGCGCCCGTATAGGTGGCGCCACGGGCGGTTAGCGTCGTAGCTAGGCATTGCCGGAGCGGTCGTCGCAAACCACTACGATAAACCAATCGCACCACAGATTGAGCGGGCGCCGCCAGCCTACCAAGCTCAGCGCATAAGCCGCGTAGAACGCCGGCAAATAGCCCCGACGAAAGCGACACCGCAGCGAATAAGACAGCTCTGCCATCGCTAAGCCGCCCGACGACGAACAGTCTTGCCCTTGGCACGCTGCTTCGCCTCGTAGGCGTCCTGCCGGCGCTTCTTAGCGCGCTCTTTCGCAACGTCGGGATGGAACTTCGGAGGGCGACCGTACCCGAGATATTCAAACTCCCGGCCGGTCTGTTCGCAGATCAGAATGCGAGGCGCTGAAGCGCTATTCTTGCGTGCCACTTGGGAAACGTCCTGCAAAATAAACACTCGATGCAAGACGAAATATCACGAGCAAAAGCGGACGCGAAATTTAGTAATCGGAGCCCCAAAGCCGAAGGGCCTTGCAATACTGGTCCACAGCGTCGAAGAACTCTTCGCGCTCTACCGGGTCCATATCACCGAGCTTGTTTGCGATCTTAAACGCCTGGGGGTCAGCGCCACACGACTTGAGCTTTTTCAGAGCCGCTTTCATCCGCAACGACGCATCACGCTTCGCCTCTTCGGCCGCTGAATACCCATTCAGCCCGCGAAGCTTCTCAGCGAGCTTTTCCTTAGCGCTCGTCAAAATCGCGTTGATGGTGTCGTACTGCTCTGCCTGCGAAACCTTGAAGTCGTTTCGCAGATCGCGAAGCTTCTCGGCAGCGTGCCGCTTGTCCATCGACGCCGAATTGTACTCGGCGCGGCAAACCCGAAGCACCTTCTCGAGCTCCGTCACGTTCACGATATCGGTTGCAGCCGCACCCGAATTATTGCCGATCACGGCACGGGGGTTTTCGATTTCGCTTTCGTGTTGCAGAGACATTCGCAAACCTCTTGGACCATCGCAACGAATTTATATGCGAAATCCGAACGGTGTGCAAGCGGGCGCATCCAAAAACTCTGCGGCCGTTTTCAACCATCCGGGGCGCCGAAATTAAATCGGCCAGGGCTCGCTTCGCCAATAGTTGAAATGTTAAGTCCGTGCGTGACACGCCCTTTTCAAATTTTATCTGGACCGCGACCGTTGCGGGGACTTGGGACAAGCGTGACAAAACGGGCACCCCCTAAAGGGGGTGTGCCCTATGCTTGTCACGCAGTTTGTCCCGCTTGTCCGGCGTGACAAAACGGGACTTGTCGCACTTTGTCCGTTTTTGTCACGCTGTCCTAAACTTAGCTAAAAGTTGAAATGTTCAAATTGAACTAGGTACATTTCCTGTGCACAGACGGGCGTAAGCTGTGCGTGATCGGGAAATTGTGGCTGTTCCGTGACGCCTCAATGCCCGATCATGGCGGGGCTTGAGTCTCTGTTTTACATCCGTTGCCGAATAGATATTGTGCGCATATAAATTAGATGCGCTTGGGGGTGACGCCTTGTCAGCTCGCCATAAAATATATGCGGCTATGAATGACCGCCTCTGTAAGCTTTGCGTCGCTCTAGCCCGAGAAGATCGGAGCTACTACCGCACCGTAGACGAACTGCTGGCCGATGCGCGCGGGCTTCTGCGGGCCGGCGACGCCGCCCGAGCCGCGCTCGAGACTGGCCGCTCTCCTAGAGCCGCATACGCCAAGGCGGCCAAGCTCGCCGAGCCTTATTGCGCCCGTGTCATTGAGGGCGGCGACCTGGCCGGAACGGTGCTCGGGCTCAAGTTCAGCTCGGGGCACTACCTGTCCGGCTTCGACAACGTGTATCGCATCGCGTAACGCGCGCCGTGTTTCAGCGCAACGCAACAGCCTGAAGCGCAACACGCCGCTCGTGTTTCGCAGCGGAGCCCCGCGGGCGTTACCGTAACGGCGGCGCGGCGTGTTCCCGCTCGCGACATTATCTCTTATGTTGGCGGCTCAATTTCGTCTGTGTGCCCGAGCGGGAATCCACGCTATCCAGCGGCGGCCGGCGGATTGTCGCTTAACTTAGCGGGCTACACCGCAGCGCGCGAAACTGTTTCTGAAACGCGGGCGCCGTGTTTCGGAAACACGATTTTGAGCGTTCCACTGAAACGCCTATCTTGTGTTTCGCGGAACGCGGGTTCGGGACCATTGCCAGTGTTTCGCGTTTCAGTACCTCTTGCGTTTCCTTGTCGCGTTCGGGCTCCGGTGTTTCTCCTACACCGGAGCCTTTTTATGTCAGGTGCATCCAAAGTATCGGGCTCGCGCTCTTGAGCTCAACGCCGTCACGGCGGCCCGCGCCCCCGAAAAGCAACACGGTGCCCGGCCCCTTGCGCGTGTCCGCATATCCGATGACAGGCGCCGCGTGGTCAATCAGCTCGATAAAGGCCAGGCGCCCGATAGCGTCTTCGCGGATACCGGTTGCGGGAATAAAGAAGAGCTGCGCCCCGTGCCAGCTCCCCAGCGGCGTACTTGCAGCATCAACTTCAACGGCGACATAGCTCGCCGCGCGATCGAACGGCGCCGGCACCCGATGCGTCGCCTCGCTCGGGTAGCGCTGGACAACTGCATATTGGTTGACGCGCCCGAGTAGTGGGCACGTTGTTGACGGCACCGGGATATTTAGCCCGCGGTCGAAAAGCTCTTGAAGCGGCACGTCTAGCACGACGGCCAACTTCGCAAGTTCGGTCGGGCGAAGCTTGCGCGGCCCCGGCGCGTCGCGTGTCTGCTTCAGTGCGCGCCCCAGCGCGTCCTTCGGGTCCGCCTCGCCGGCCATAGTGAGCCGAGACAGCTCGCGGATTGATAGCCCGCGATCCTTCGCCCGCTGCTTGAACCAATTCGGATCAAGAAACGGCTCTGAGTCCCCTTCGCGCTCGGTAGGGCTCACGGGACCAGACTGCTTTTTGCGGCGGGGCATATGTCTCGATATCTTAAATTGCATGATAACTCTTGGCATTGACCCCGGCGTTACCGGAGCCCTAGCCGTCTACGACGGGCAGAACGTCCGGTGCTTTGATATGCCTTTTCTAATTCTTAAGAAGGGCAAAAGCGAAAAAAGACGCATAGACCGGGCCACCCTCTTTGATCTCGTGGCAAAAATTGCCGGCGCGGGGGTAAATCTCGCCGCTGTGGAAGACGTTGGCGGTGTTATGGGGCAGTCGGCAAGCGCTTCCGCGATATTCGGTAAAAGCGCCGGGTACGTCGAAATGGCTGTGATCGGCAATCGCATTCCCATTCTCGATGTTCCCCCGGCAACGTGGAAAGGCGCCTTCCGCCTGAAGGGCGGCAAAGACGCCTCACGTGCACTCGCTAGCAACTTGATCCCCGCGGGCCGGCACTTCTGGACGCGCAAATGTGATGACGGACGTGCCGAATCAGCCCTGCTTGCACTTTACGCTTATCGGCAACTAAGCGCACCCGCCCCATGAATTTGACACGGGCCCAAGTCGAAGGCGCGCGCTTCCTATCGAAATCGCGTATCGCAATGCTCGCCGACGTGCCGGGGCTCGGCAAGACGGCTCAGGTTGTGCGGGCATGCGACATACTCGGCGTGCGATCTGCAACTATTCTCGTTCCAAACCAAACGCTCGCTGTGAACTTCGCCGCGGAGTTTGAGAAGTGGTCATTGCTTGGGCACAAGACGCACGTCTTGCGCTCGGGCAAAGGGGAGATACCGCCAGACGGCATCTTGTTCGCCACCTACGCCCTGGCCTCGCGGCCGGAAGTCCTCAAGCGCCTGCTGAAGCGTAAGGTTGATGTGCTCGCGTGTGACGAAGCGCACGCGCTGAAGTCGCGCGACTCGGCGCGCTCGAAGGCCGTCATGCGCAAGGCTGGACTGATCAATGTCAGTGAACGGACTTGGCTCATGACGGGCACGCCGGCCCCAAACAATGCCGGCGAGCTTTACGTCTTCGCGAAGTGTTGCGGGGCGTTCTCGGGGAGCTGGACGCAATTCGTCGATCGCTTCTGCATCCTAAGCGAGAACGCCTTTGGCATTTCGATTATCGGCTCGAAGAATCACGAAGAGCTAAAGGGGCTGCTCGCGCCGTTTTATCTACGGCGCACGGTTGTCGAAGGCCGCTCGCCGTTGACGGTCGATAAGGCATACGTCGAAGCGGCAAAAGGCGTCGATCCTTATGCGGCGCTAGCGCCGGAGGATTTGGCGTGTGTTGAACGTGCAATTGAAACGGGCGATTGGGCGCTAGCCGATATTCCGGCCGTCGCAACGGTGCGGCGGCTTGTCGGCTTAGCTAAAGCGGACGGTGTGGCGGAGCTGGCCGCAAGCGAACTCGAAGCTGGGTATAAAAAGCTGCTGATCTTCTGTCAGCACTCGAGCGTGATCGATCGCATATCGGCGCTGCTTGATGACGCCCCAATCTATGACGGCCGGACGCCGCCGAAAACGCGTGAGCGGCTATATAAGGAATTCCAGGAAGACGGCGGCGCACGCGTGCTTGTCTGCCAAATGGCTGCAGCGAGCGAAGGCTTGACGCTCACAAAGGCGAATCGCGTGCTGATCGCCGAACCGTCTTGGACCCCGCACAATAACGAGCAAGCAATCGCCCGCGCGTGGCGCAAAGGCCAGGCGTCGCCTGTCGTCGCCTCGTATGTGGCGCTGAAGGCTTCGCTAGACGAGCGCATCACGGCGGCGTTGCATCGCAAATCCGAAGATATTTCGCGGCTTGTGTGATTGCGCATAGAAATTGTGTGCGCTTTAATTTGCTATCAACTGTTTTCCTTATATTTTGTCTGCATCGAGGCGCGCGGGAACAAGGGCGCCGCAACCGCAGACACCTGACCGCCGCTAAGGTCTCTGCAACCCGGAACGCCTTTCAATGAAGATCGAAATCAACATTTCGCACACGTTCGAAGATGCAGAGCGCTTTGCAGCGTTCGCACCAGAGTTGAAAGCGTTCCTTGACCGTTTCTTTTCCGGCCCCGCCTCACCCCCCGCGGCGCCTGAAACGCGAGGCATGATGCCTCGTGAAAGCGCGAATGTGATCGCGCCGCCGGCTGCTTCGCCGCCCTCGCCGGAGCAGCCGGCGCCTATTATCGGCCGTGGTGGCAGCGGGGGCGCTCCGCGCGTTGTTTCGCTCGAAGGCTCTGTGTTCTCGCGCGATACGGTCGCGAGCCTCGCCGAAGGGCTAGGCGCCGTTGTCGCAACCAATCCCGCAACTGCATCGGAGGAAAGCTCAGATGAAGTAGCGCAAGAGGCTCCGGCGGGTGACGCACTCGCTTCGCCGGAGCCGCAAACATCCGCCGCGCCGCCGAAGCGCAAGCGCCGCACGAAGGCTGAAATGGCGGCAGCTCGCGAAGCTGGTGCGGTTGCACCGCTACCCAGCGCCGGAGGTTTCGGCGGCCCTGTCGTGACAAGCGCCCCGGCGCCGGCAGCTCCCGCAGCGGAAGTCGATCCGTTTGACCCATTCAATCCTATGGCCGCGGCACCGGCTCTGAAGTCGGCGGCCACAAGCACACCGGGCAACGTCAGTTATGACGATGTAAAGACGGCCTTTGCGCCGCTGCTGATGCACGAAGACAGCGAGCCGCACGTGCTTGAAGTTCTCGGGCGCTTCGGCCTGCCGCGGCTCAATGCGTGCATGGATAAGCCAGAGCTTTGGGTGCCGGTGCGCGACGCTCTGATCGCCCTGCAGGGCAAGCTCGGGGTGTCGGCGTGAGCAACGATCCGAGCCCCGAAGGCCCTTCTAACTTGCGCGTCATCTTAGTGATGTTCGGCGCGCTCGCGATAGTCGCATGGTCGTTTCTGCTACTGGCTGCAGCGGTTGTCGCGCCTTTCGCAATCGTGATCGGTTTGGCGGTGTGGATGTTCGGCAAATGATCCAACTCATCGCCCTTATCTGTCTCGCCGCTTCCCCGAGCACATGCCGCGACGAAGCGATTGCGACCGCTGCGAACGTCACGCCCTTTCAGTGCTTGCAGGGTGCGCAGATCGAGCTTGCGAAGTGGTCGGCGAATAATCCGGGATGGCGAATTGCGCGTTGGAAGTGCCAGCGCGCGGGAATGATGGCGAGGACGTAAATGCTTACCCTTGATGATATCGCGGCGATGCTGTGCCGAATGGCGCATATCACGAAGTCACCGAACGCTTGGGAGTTGGCGCCCGAGTGGTATCGCGATGTGTGGCGGCAGAACGCGGCTTGGTTGCTAAACGAAGTTGCAGAGCGCGGCGGGGCTGTCTGATGAACGCCCCCGCAAACATCGGCCACGCCGAACGCGCCCATTATCCGCTAGGCCCATCGGCCTCTAGCCGCTGGCGCAAGTGCGTGCCGTCGATCGCACGCGGCGCCGCGCTGCCAGAGCCGCCGGAAAGTGCCGCCGCTAAGGACGGAACGTGGAAACACGAATGGGCGGAATATCTGCTGACACAAATGGAATTCGACGCGACGCCGTATGTCGGGACGGTGCTCGAGACGAATGAAAGCTCGCCGCCGCTGACGATGGAAGCTGCGGAGCAAGTCAATATCGCGCTCGCGCTCTTTGCGAAGGTCTATGAAGCCGGTGACGAAGTGATGCTTGAGACGCGGCTTAATCTGTCGCGCTACTTCGGCGGGACGGACGCCGGCAACGGCACGGCCGACGTGATCATCTATAAGCCGAAGACGCGGCACCTTCACGTCATCGACAACAAGTTCGGCTTTATCGAAGTGGCCGTGGAAGGCAACACGCAAGCGATACAGTATTCGCTCGGCGCACTGAGCATCTATCGCAAGCGCGGCGTCGAAAAGATTACGATCTGGATTGCGCAGCCGCGTTCGCCCGGCGAGAAACATAAGAAGTGGTCTATTGCCGCCGCTGATTTGTTTGACGAAGGCGAGGCGCTGAAGGCTGATTATGCGCGCTCGCTTCGCGACGATCAGCCCTATGTTGTCGGTTCGCACTGCCGCTTCTGCAAGGTCGCGATGGCTGGCCAGTGCGAGGCATTCCGCGGCCACGCGCGCGACAAGGCGGCTGCAGGTTTCGAAGCAATTCAGTTCCCCTTCGATACCAAAGGGGCGGCGAGCGATACTCTTAGTCCCACACAGCTTGGCGCCATGCTCAAAGAAGCAGAGCCAATCCGCCTTTACATCAAACTGCTAGACGAGCTGGCCGACAGCGAAGCCCGCGCCGGCCGCGTGCCTGTCGGGCGCAAATGGGTTGCGACGCCAGGGCGGCGCGCATGGCGTTCTGACATGGCGCCGGAAGCGATTGCGGAGCGCGTGTTCGCGAAGACCGGGGCGAAGGCGTTTGAAGAAAAGCTGAAGACGCCCCCGGCGCTCGAAAAGGAACTTGGCAAGGCAGAGTTTGCAAAGCTCGCTGACCTTGTAACGAAAACCGAAGGCGGCTTTTCCCTTGTCTCTGAAGACGACAAGCGGCCGGCGGTTGAATACTCGAAAGCCGCTGCAGGTTTCGAGGCTGCTAGCACCCTCCCCTAAACCCCGGAGACTTGACTATGGATAGCAAACAGCTCGCTGAGCTGCTCAAGAAATACCCGACCGTCGCTCACGGCGACGACGGCAAGACGGTGATCACGTGCGTTGCTCGGCTTTCGTTCGTGCACTTCAAAGAGCCACGCAAACAGGAAGGCTCTGACAGCAAGCCGCGCTATGACTGCGCTGTGATCCTGCCGGCGGCTTCCGATATCAACCCGCTGATGAACGCCGCCCGCACCGCTTGGGGCGAGCGCTCGTTTAAGAACCGCGACAAGCCACGCACGACGCCGCTCAAAAAGCAGTCTGAGGCCGGCGACTATGAAGGCTTCGGCGACGACGGCTTTTATTTCAACTGCGCAACCGTGAACCCTGTCGATCTGTTCAACATCGACATGAGCAAGGCGCCCGTCGATAAGTTCTATTCCGGCTGCTGGGCTCGCGTGAAGGTTCGCGCCTATGCCTTCGACAAGAATGGCAACTGGGGCGTGAGCTTCGGCCTTCAGGGTGCGCAGTTCTTCGCGGATGACGAAAAGCTCGGCGGTGGCGGCAATGCCTCGGATGGCTTCGAAGCCGCGGCGCCGGCCGGCTCTGGCCCTGCGAAGATGCCGAACGGTTCCGCGGGCGCTTCTGCGGAGTGGTAAGCGGCAGTCGGGACATCAGCGCCCGGCCGCTTGAGCCCGCCTAAGACTTCGCGTTTTGGGCGGGCTTTTTCTTTGTGAGAGCATTCGCAGATGCAGGACGCCGTAGATGAATTGCTGGCCGAACTCTGCGAAGGCGTAGCGCTTCGCGATCTGTTGCCCGGCGAGCTGTATTCGCTGCGTGACAGCTTACGGCGGATGAATGCCGCAGCGCTTAAGTCGAAGCACGAACACGCTTGGGACGATTGGCACGACACGACTAGCGCCGCGTTGCGCAGAGTGAATGCGGAAGTTGCGCGCGACCGCGCCTTTCAGCGCCGCCAGTTCGTATTGCCCTTGGAGAATTTCGGCCATGCGTAGCTTTTTCGAACTCACAGCAATGACGTTGCTCGCAGGCTATGTCGCGGCGCTGGCGATCTGCGGCGTGGCGGGCGTCGGGCATGTGCTGTTGCGCGCTTCGGGGCTGTGACGTGGCGCGAGCATACTTCAACGAAATTGACCCCTACTGCGCCGAGTGGCTGCGCAATCTCATACGCGAAGGGCTGATTCCTGATGGCGACGTTGACGATAGAAGCATCAGGGACGTGCGACCCGGCGACTTACGCGGTTATACGCAATGCCATTTCTTCGCTGGTCTCGGCGGCTGGGCATACGCGCTGCGATTGGCGGGATGGGCTGACGATAGAGAAGTCTGGACCGGCAGTTGCCCGTGCCAGCCGTTTAGCCAAGCGGGTAAGCGCAAAGGCTTCGCCGACGATCGGCACCTTTGGCCAACGTGGTTCGGGCTCATTCGCGAGTGCCGCCCTCCAATCGTCTTTGGAGAACAAGTTGCACGGGCGATTGGGCACGGATGGCTCGACGCCGTGGCCGATGACTTGGAAGGCGAAGGTTACGCCTTCGGGGCGGCAGTATTGCCAGCTTGCGCGGTTGCGGCACCGCACGAACGCGAACGACTGTGGTTTGTGGCCGACGCCAGCGGCTCAGAGTTACGGCAGCAATCAGGGCGGCGCGGCGGGGCGGACGGGCAAGGTGCGATACTCGCTCGAGAGCTTAGCGAAGATGGGGCGTCTGCCATCGCCGGGGGCGAACGACTACAAGTCGGGGGCGGATTACAGCGACGGCCGACGCGGGCACTCGCCACAGCTTCGCCACCTTATGAATGGCCCCCTGAACCCGACGTTCCCCGCGTGGCTCATGGGATACCCGCTAGAGTGGCTAAGCTCCGCGCCCTCGGAAACGCCATCGTCCCGCAAGTCGCGGCGGAATTCATAAGAGCCGCCGATGCCGCATGATTACGTCGTCGCCGACTTCGAGACCTTCAGCGCCTGCGAAATCAAAACCGCCGGAGCGGAGAAGTACGCCGAGGACGCCACGACCGGCATCCACTGCTTAGGCTATAAATTCCCGCACCGCCCTTCGCAGCTTTGGAAGGCCGGCGAGCGCGAGCCTGCGGAGCTTATCGACCACGTTGCCGCCGGCCGCCCCGTGATCGTCCATAACGGCGCGTTTGAATACTGGATATGGCGCCTTGTTCTGCGGCTTCGCGGCTACGGCAATTGGCCGGAGCTGACGATTAAGCAGATTGACGACACGATGCCCCGCGCTCGAGCGCTGTCGCTCCCGGGTGCTCTTGATGCCTGCTGCGAAGCGCTGCGGCTTCCTATCCGCAAAGATCAAGACGGCTATCGTGCGATGCTCAAGCTCGCGCGCCCGCGCAAGCGCGATCCACTGACGTGGTGGTCGCCTGAGACGGCACCCGACGACTACGCCAAGCTGTATAACTATTGCCCGATCGACTGCGATGCCGGCGAGCAATTGCATCTGACTTTGCCGCCGCTGACACCGGAAGAGCGCGAGATTTGGGAGCTAGACCAGCTCATAAACAATCGCGGCGTTCAGCTCGATATGGCGAACGTGCGCCGTGCGCTCGCGCTGTTGACGGAAGAGAAAGCCGAGCTGTCGGCGCGCGTGTTCAAAAAGACGAACGAAGCGACGACCGCCACACAGCGCGACGCCCTGCTAGCCTGGCTGCAGAGCGAGGGCGTAGAACTCGCATCGCTCACCAAAGCCGAAGTCGCCCGAGCCCTGGCCGATCCGAAGCTAAACGGCACGCTCGCGAAAGAAGTGCTCGAAATGCGCCGCGAGGCGGCGAAGGTCAGCACGACGAAGCTCAACGCAATGGTGAAGAGCGCGTGCGCCGATGGCAGGGCGCGCGGCTTGTTTCAGTTCCACGGCGCGGCAACCGGACGTTGGGCCGGGCGCAGAATTCAAACGCAGAACATGCCGCGGCCGGCGAAGCACTTTAAGCCGCAACACGCCGCGGACGCTATCGACTGGCTGCGCTACCCGAGCGCGGCCAAGGCAATCCGCTTCGAATACGGCAGTGCAATGGATGCAATGTCGTGGGCACTGCGCTCATTTATATGCGCACGGCCAGGGCACAAGCTGATTGCGGCTGACTTCAGCAACATTGAAGGGCGCGTGCTCGCGTGGCTGGCCGGCGAAGAGTGGAAGGTCGAAGCCTTCCGCCAGTTCGATACGGGTAACGGCACGGACCTTTATATTCTCGCCGTGGCGCGGGCGCTCGGATTGCGCATCGAAGATGTTGACGACGCGCGCCGTCAGATCGGCAAGGTTATGGAGCTCGCGCTTGGCTACTCGGGCGGCATCGGCTCGTTTATCTCGATGGGCGCGAATTACGGTCTAGTGCCGGATGACGTGTCGCGGGCGACGCGGGCAATCACATCTGACGCCGATTGGGAAGCGACAATGAAACGGCTTCCGGCGCTCGGGACGCGCTTTCGCGCCGGGCTCGAGCCGGACGTGTGGTGCGGCCTGCGAATCGTTGTCGATGCGTGGCGCGCCGCTCACCCGAACGTCGTCGCGTTCTGGAAAGCGCTAGAGGCCGCGGCCATCGAAGCGACGGAATATCCGGGGCGCGTGACGCGCGTTGGAATGATTCGCTATCGCAAAGAGGGTGACTTTCTCAAGTGCAAGCTGCCGAGCGGGCGTTGTATTTCCTACCCCTACGCGGCGATGAAAAAGTTTCCGTCGATGACGTGGGAAGCGAAGCGTGACGCGCTTAAGCACGCGCTAGGTTTGGCGGCAGAGCGCGACGTGGGCGGCGACCCCAGCGCCGCCGAGGAAATTCACCGGATAAACGTTGAGCTGATCACGCACGAAGCAAACATCGAATGGCAAAGCAGCCTCACCTATTGGGGTGTGTCATCGCGCGCCGGCAGCTCGAAAAAGTGGAAGCAACAGCGCGCCTATGGGGGCTTGCTCGCGGAGAACGTGACTCAAGCGACGGCGCGCGACTGCCTCGCCTACGTGATGCCGCAGCTAGAAGCTGCTGGCTATCCGATCGTCATGCATGTGCACGATGAAATCCTTTGCGAAGTGCCGGAGGATTTCGGTTCTGTTAGCGATTTCGCATCTAAAATGTGTGCACAAAAACAATGGGCCGAAGGCTTGCCGATTGCGGCGGCCGGCTACGAGGCAAAGCGATATCGCAAATGAGAAAGAAACACATTGAAACGCCGTACAAGCCCACAGTGCCGTGGATGCAGCTCGCGAACGGCGGCGCCTATGTATTCGGGGAGGGGCCGCACGACCTGTCAGGATTTACGGTTGATTACGTGGCGCTCGCGCTGTCTCAAATCAATCGGTACACGGGGCATTCGCGGTTCCCCTACTCAGTCGCGCAACATTCCGTTTTTGTATCCAAGCTGCTCGATTTTGATCCGCGCCTGGCCATGCTCGGGCTCGCGCATGACGCACACGAAGCAATTATCGGCGATATCAGCACTCCCCTGAAGTTACAGATTCGCGCGGCGGGCGCCGGGCACGTTCTGGAAAAGCTCGAGGCGGATGCCGATGCTGTCATGTATCCGCTGTTCGGCCTGGAGCCGCCGAAGTCAAGCTTCGAGGCGGAAGCCATCAAGCGCGCCGATCTAGTCGCGCTCGCAACGGAATACCGGGACGTAATGGCGAAACGCCACGACTGGAATTTGCTCCACGCCCCTCATCCGACGAAGCTGAAAGCTCAGTCAGCGAGCGCCGCGGCCATGCTGTTTATGCGGCGCTATCGGCAGTTGAAGCGGCAGCTCGGCATCAAGTCAGCGACTAAGCGGGGACGCTAAGCACCATGCGCACCGGCAAAATCAAGTGGTACAACACCCCGCAAAAATACGGCTTCATTATCCCGGATGACGGGGGCGGTGACGTGCTGTTTCTCGGGACGCACGCGCACGCCGCGGGCTTTGTCGCGATCCATGCCGGACAGCCGGTGCGCTTCGAAGCGCGAGGCGAGCGCGTCGCCGTCATGTTCGCAGACGAGCCCGACCTTGACGAGACTTACGACGCGCTGGCGCGGCGCGCGATCGAACTCAACGATACGGGCAACGAAGAATGCCGCGAAGATGCTCGGCTGATGTGCCGCGCCGCGGCGCTGCTTCGTGTGAAGGAAAGGTGCCACCAATGAAATGCGCGCCCGGTCTGTGCAAGCACTGTCGTCATTGGAAGGCGCTCGGGGGAAAGCTCGGGCTTTGCCGCATTGTCCGTCCGATGCGCGTTGCCAAGGGTAAGCGCGGCGGTCGCTTCAAGTTCGTAGACACGCTAGGCCAGATCGTGACTTCGGACTGTGACGGGTGCCCGCAGCATTACGCGCCGCAGCCCTACGCCGCCCCGAGAATTGTGACGACTGCTGACCTTGCCGCCGCAAAAATTGCTGCCCAGCGCCAAGGCGGGCAATCTAACTCGCCTTCAAATTTCTAGGTTGCAATGTCATCTTTCCGTGCCGCCGCAAAGCTTGCCCAGCGTGAGCTACAGATTTTCCGCCTCAAGCGCGGCACGAAGAATCATTTCATAGACACAGATTGGGCGGGCGCCGACGCGACAAGCGATCTTGTCGAAGTCTTCGATCGCTTCAGCCGTGGCGACTACAATATCGCGGTGCGCACTAACAACTTGATTGTTCTCGATGTGGACTGCCACGGCAAGGTTGACGGCTTCGACGCCCTGGCCGATATGCCCCCTATTCCCGAGACGTTTCGCGTTCGCACGCCAAGCGGCGGGCTGCATATCTACTTTCGCGCCGAGGGGAAGCAATACGGCCAGCGTGATCTTGCGCAAGGCATCAACGTTCGGGCGACAAACGGCTATGTCGTCGGGCCGGGGAGCGAAGTCGGCGGGAAGCTGTACGCGGTCGAAAGCGACGCTCCGATTGCCGCGCCGCCGGCTTGGTTGCTCGAGCGGCTGCAGATGCTCGCCGAGAAGGATCACAACGCCGCGCAAGTCGTCGGCGAACTCGACACGACGGTGGCGCTTGAATCGGCTAGGGCTTGGCTCGCCAGCGCGGCGCCGATCGCCGTTGAGTTTGAAGGCGGAAATAACACGACGTATCGCGTGGCGTGCGCGGTGCTCGATCGCGGCGTGTCGCCGGAAACTGCGCTCGATTTGATGCTCGATGTTTGGAACGAGCGATGTGAACCGCCTTGGGAGTCGGAAGACTTAGCGCAGATCGTCGAAAGCGCCGGCCGCAACCGGCAATCGGCAATCGGGCGCGACAATCCCACGGCGGGCTTTGAGCCGGCAACGCTCCCCGAGCCGGAGCCGATACGGCCGGCGCGGACGCCGATGCTTCAGTTTGGCCGCGACTTGTCGCTTGATGCGATTATTGCTCGGCAGTCTAACGCCATCGTCAAGGGGGTAGCCGGGCCGCGGGAAAGCGGGACGATCTACGGTGCTTCCGGCGGCGGCAAGTCGTTTATAGCCTTGGATTTCGGGTTTCATATCGCGCACGGCCTGCCCTATCTCGGGCGGAAGGTGAAACGCACTCCGGTTTTGTATGTCGCGCTCGAGGGCGTGTTGGGCTTCGAAAAACGAATGCTGGCGGCGGTTGAGCAATTCGGGGACGCGGGTGATTACTTCGCGCGGCTAGACGTGCCACACGTATCCCTGGCCAAAAACGAAGATGGCGCAGCGGGCGCGAAGCTGATTGCGGAACAAGCGTTGCTGCTGAGAGAGCGCGTCGGAGCGGAGACGTGCGTCATCGTGATCGACACGAAGGCCAGGGCCACGGCGGGCGATGACGAAAACAGCGCTAGCGATATGTCCGTGTTTGCAGAAAAGCGCGTGGGCTATCTGATTGAGCACACGCGAGCCTTTGTGCTCGTGGTGCATCACGCCGGCAAGACTGGCACTTATCGCGGCAGCACGGCGCAAGGCGCCGCAGACGATCTGACATTGCGTGTCGAAGACGGTCAGGTTTTTGCCGAGAAGATTAAGGATGACGTGCGAGGGCCGCTCTTCGACTTCAAGCTTAAGCAGGTCACGTTAGGCCGCGATGACGAAGACGTGCCGGTGACGACGTGCGTTGTGCAGAAGTCCGCGCCGACGATCGCGGCGGAAGGCGAGAAACGCGCCAAGCCGAAGCCCGAGCCAAAGCCGGTGCGGATCATGCGCGAGGCGCTAAGCCGCGTCGCCGCCGAGCATCGCGATAGGTTTGCGCATCCGCGCACGGGTGAAATCCTGCAGGCAGCTCCGGTGCTCGCCGTGCGCGAGGCGTTCTATTCGACCTACGAAGGTCAGCCGAACACGATCCGTAAAGCGTGGGATCGGGCATTTGAGAAAGCCCCGAACGAGCTTCGCGTTGAGACGATCCACGGCACGAAAATAATGTGGCTTGAAGCTGCTGATTTTGCTGCGCATTAACTCGTCTTCAACTTGCGCGCATATAAATTGTGTGCATGCAAAATCCAATCGTGAGCCAGCGGAAAGGGCTCGAAATCTTCCGCGACGTAAGAGCAAAGCTTGAGGCCCGCGGCTTACTGCAAGCCGTTGCCGAGGTTTATGCAAAGGATGTTGTCTCCCGGTATGGGCGCTACGTCTTTCGCGGGCTGCCGGATCGAGCACACGCGCTCGTGACGGACGCGCACGCCGACGAAATCGCCGAGCTGCATTGGCGGGGCATCAAACAGGCGAGGACCGCGGCATGACTTGGGAGCTCGTCTATTACGCCCTACTCGCCGCCGTGCCGGTGCTCGGGCTATTGAGGGCGCTTTCGCTATGACCGCGGACGAGCTGAGACAAATCAAGGTTGCGCAGTGGCACGCAAACGAAGCCATTGCCCGCGCCACGATGGGCGATTTTGACTTGGAATTTTACCACGTAGACGCCGGTTGCGAGTTTGTTCAGCTCGTGACCGGAAAGAAGCCGCGGTGTGTGAACGGTGACGAGCTGATCGCGGAGTGCATGCGCGTCGTCGATATGTCAAACGTCGTCTTGCTGCCGGGGGCTTGACGGCTGCACATTTTAACTCTAATCGTGTGCATAGAAATTATATGCACACGGTGCTCAGATGCTCGCAGCCCCGCACAATTTATCGGTTCAGTCTGCGTTCCGTCCTGTCCTCGATTTGCTCGAGGCGCAATTCATTACGACGGAAGAGCTCGCGCGCCATTGGCGCTACCACCCGCAAAGCGTCCACAATATGCGCCGGCTCGGCACCGGCCCGGCATTCGTCAAGCTCCCCGGCGGCGCCATTCGCTACCGCACTTCTGAAGTGCTCGCGCATGAGCTGTACGGCCACGGGGGCGGGCTGACGATGGATCGCGTGGCCGCCGCCCTCGCGACGTGCCCCGGCTTAAATCCGATCGCTCGCGATAAAATCGAATCCCACTTGCGTTCTGTCCTCTGTGTGAAGGTTGCTTAAATGAATTTGAAGCGCGTTATTTGTGGCGTGATCGCCGTCTCCCTGTCGCTTATCGCCCTCTACATGACGACAACATTTTATGCGACCTACGGGCGTGACAGCGCAGAAGCTACGGTGTTCGTCGCCCTGGCCGTTTGCTCGATGGCAATTAAGCTTGTGGCGCCTTCCGCCGCCGCAATGATGCGCGGCCATATCGCTGTGCAGATCGCGCTTTGGCTGGGGTTTGGCGCCGCGCTGTGCTTCGACGCGCTCGGGACGGGCGGATACATCGAAATGACTTACGGCGCGAAGTCGGGCGCGGTTGTCCAAGAGGCGTCAGATTATAAGGATGCGGAAAGCAAGCGGAACGCCGCGAAGACTGCGCTTGAGGAATATTCCGACGCTAAGGGCTCCGCCACTGAGGCGGAGCTAGCGCTTAGGGTGGCGAAAACCGAAGCGGGTAATTGCCCGAAGAGCCGCGCGCACACGGACGCCTGTAAGGCTGTTGTTGCTGCGGAGACGCTTATCGCGCGCATCGCCGAGCGTGATCGCCGGGCTTCGGTTCTGGCGAAACTGGAATCTTATTTGACAACGCTGAATAAGCCGACTGCCGCAGACGACGCGCAAGCTTCGATCCTATCGAAGCTCGGGAGCCGGATCGGCTGGGAAGGGCTCGGCGATTTTGTTGCCCTGATAATCAGTGTACTGATCTTTTTATTTTTCGAAATCGTTGCACCTGCAATGAGCTTTGCCGCGCTGCATGGTAGTATAAGCAAGCCGGTTGTTAAGCCGCCCGAGAACCGAGCGAGGCCGCCCGATACCGGCCGCCCGGCGCCGGCCCGCCGCCCTCGAGCGGCAAAGGGCTCGGGCGATGTGTTCGCGTTTCTCAGTGAGCTTGTGGCGGGCAAACAGACGGCGCCCGGCGTTGCTGTGTCCGGCCGGAAGGTCTATGGCGCGCAACGGGCGATCGGCCAGGCGCTCGGCGTATCCGGCGCGGCTGTAAACCGGCAGCTCACAGCGCTTCACGACGCGGGCGCGATTGCGCTCGATACGTCGGGCGGGCGTACAGAGATTGAATTACTCGGCTAGGCCGGCGGCGAACCCGTCAGCAAAGCCGTTCGCGGGGTTGTGGAGCGTCGGCTTGAACGAGGACAGAAGCGCGAGCGCTACGAGCATGGCGGTTATCGTCTTCATTGGTGCACCCTCTATTGGGGCCGCACGCTAGACTGATTCGGCGCCTATGGTTTCAAACTTCGATTGCACGGACAGGCAACGCGTCCAAACGGACTTCACGTCGCGGCGCTCGGCGTCTGTTTCGCAGAGCTGGAATGCGCGCACGACGCAAGCGGTTGCATCGGCCAGGGTCGCCGCAATGCGGCGCGCTCTTAGGCGCGCGTAGGTCTCGGGGCTGAAGGCGAATGCTTGCGCCATCTAGACCGGCCTTTTCTAGAGTTTCAGTTCCCACCCTTCACGCTGGGCGTATTGGGTGGCGCGGGCGGCGTTCCGCTTCGCCTCTCGTGCTTTTCGATCACGTCGAGAACGTCGCCGTAAAGACGGCAGAGCTTCCGGTGCTCGGAGGCGTAGAGGCCGTCCTTGTTTTGGAGGCCGTTGAGGCTCGTTATCGCGCGGTCGCGGCGACCCTCAATGTCCTGCCGGAAAGCCTTGATGCTCGCGTTCCAGATAATGTCGTCCGTAACAACAGCCATGGTCCCGGGGTTTCCTTGACTACGCCGCAGCCTGCGGCCATTGCATCCAATCGGCTTTCGGAAAGCGATCCGTGAAGGGTGACCAGTCGTCGGGTTTGAGGCTCGCAAATCGCCACACCGTCTCCGTACTGGCGCGGCTGACGTAAGGCGCGTCGTGAGACATAATCACCTTGAGCTTCGCCTGATCCTCGCTCGTCGCCATCACAGCGGCGCAGATGGTGAATGACATCGGCTCGTCCATTGTCTCGCCGCTGATCCACCAAGGCGAATGAAGCTCGAATTTGCCCATCATGTCTTCGGGGCAGTACCAGCTCACCCAATATGGGTGCTGCTCTAGCTCGGCTTCTGTGCGTCTGCGGCGGTCGATGCTCATAGCTCGGGCCCTTTCTGGAATTCCCTAAGTGCGTTCTGGATATGCCGCCCAATAGTCTCGTATCGCGGTCGCCAGAGACAGGCCAGACTTGGTTGTGGCTTTCGTGCTCAAGTCGAGTTGTTCGACGCCGCTAGCCGACACGCCGAACGTGCCGTTTGTCCGCCGCGGGCAGACGCCGCGCTCTATCGTTACAAAGTCAGCTGGCGTGAGCTTGCGGCGCCCACTATACGCGAAGTCGCGCCACAACTCGCAGTCGCCCCATCCACCTACGCAGCCGGGACACTGGCTATCAGCAAATTCCGCAACGTCCGCGTGATTTGGGCAGAAGCCATGAGCTTCGTCGTCAACTGATCCGTAGCGATGCTCCCAGCCATCTGGCAGGGAAACCGTGTGCTTGCTCTTGTTTGAGCAGAGGCAGCACCCAACGGTTAGCTCTATATCCATGGCTCGGGCCTTTTCTACTGCGCCGCCTCGGCGCGCTCTAGCTTCACCTTAAGGGCAAACAGCGCCTCATTGTAGCGCCGGCTCTCGATGCTGTGACCGCCGTTAAAGCAAGAGCTAACACGAAT